AGTAGGAACATCTTTGTTATAAAACCAAAAACCTTCTTCCCTACGAGTGAATTCATTATCGATGTAATCATACCATTTTGTTTTAAAATCTTCTGGATATTGTCTCCAGTCAAATACTGTTTTTATTCTTGCTAAAGCCTTAGGATATTCAAACTTAGTCCATTTATTATCTTCAAACCTATGTATGTTTTTAGCTTTTGGTAAAGCTATTTTTAAATTTTGTATTTCATATATTTCACCTATTTCACCTGTTTTGCTTATAACTATAACATCATGTTCTTTATCATAACCGTATTTCCATTTTTTATAACGGTTCATACGATTTATAATCTTAGGTTTTATATGATTATCTAATATTTTATATAGACTTTGCTTGTACATTACTTAGCTCTTCTTTCAGCAAAACCTTTAAAAGATGTATCTTTTTTAACTTCCTGCTTTGGTTTATCTTCTAACATATTTTGTTCTTCCTCAATACGATTTAGTATTTCAAGAGCGTCGAATATAGCTAGTTTTTTTGTAGCTGCAGCATTTTTAAGTCTATCTGCGGAAATGTCAGGTCCAAAATCTATAATAGGTTCTTTAGCAACTTTGATTAACTCTTTAATTGCTACTCGCCCAGCTTGGATTATATTCTTCTTCGTTTCCTTTGTACTCATATTTAATTACAATATCATTTGATTTCATACAATAAATTCGCTTGCCATCAATAACAAACTCCCATTCACGACCTGGTTTGTAACCAATCAGATCTCCTGGGTTAATATCGTGTGCGTCTAACGCATTATTACCTATTTTTAATATACCAACACATTTTTGCTCTTTATCAGTGCTTAAATGATTATTGTCTTTTATCGGCATAACAAAACATCTATCCATAAATGGCAACCATTTTTCGCCTTTTTTATGTAAATATATTTGATCAGGTTTACAGAAATAAAGATCATCTTTAAAATATTGACTACTATTTCTTTGATTACCTTTTATATCATACCATCTTCTAAATATATTATGATGTATAATTACTTGATCACCTTTTTGTATATTAAACTTATATGCTAAAGGCACTGAAACAACAGTAGCATGACGACTAACCATTCTGTGATCTTCTATGTTAGAATTAACAATTAATGTTTTGTCGCCTATGCTTATTTTGTTGTTGTATCTTTCGTTAGTAGGTGTTATAATAAAATCACTTACACTATTCATTAGTATTCTAAATCATATTCAACAGATATTGCCATGTTTGAATTAAATTTTTTCCACGGCATAACCTCTTCTTGTTTTTTAATATAAATATTATATGAATTATCTTTTTCATCAAATACTATATTATTTATGATATGACCACCATACACCTGTTGGCCAATAGAATAATGCATAGCATCGTTCTTATAATCAGCGCCAATGCTGATTTTTCTTATAATAGAAGTCATTATTCTTTATCTTCGCAGTCTTCGCAATCTTCTTTCTTCTCTTCACATCCGCAGTCTTCTTCATCTTCAACTACTTCTGGAACTACAGCCTCATCTTCTTTTACGATTTCTTCCCAAACACCTGTTTTTAAATTAATGTTAACCGCTCCATATTTAGCTTCAAGCTCTTTTTTTGTTTCTTCCAAAACTTCTAATGCAGACTCATATCTTTGCATTACTTGAGCTTTTTCAATTTCTAACGCACCCATATCAAAAACTGCTTTTTGTAAAGCCGTGTTCTGGTCGTTAACATTTTTTAATTCTAATTCTTTAATTTTTCCACTTTTCATTTTATTAAATTTTAATTGTTATTACTATTTCTATAGTTACTTGTTAATATAAAGTTTTACTTTTTAAATATATTACTCGCCTTTTCTGTCGTACGTCCGCCGAAATAGGCTAAGACAACCGCCATCATGACCTTCTCAAAAGTATCGTTCCATAATTCGTTTATATGAAACGGTATTGTTTCAACACTATCTAATATACCCGCAAAAGAAAATACAACAATACACCACACTAAAACTAATGGACGCACGTTTTTAGACATCCAAGAGTCTGACATAGAGTCTGCTTGCCACCTTGATGTAATAGCCTCAATCTCTTTTGTTTGTTGTTCGTAGATTATTTGTTGTAATTTTACTTTATCTTCTGCCGGAGCATCAGCTTTTGTTATAGCTTCAATTGCTTCTTTTGGCGATGTTACACCTTGTAATACATTTCCTAATGTAGGATTTATTACAGACGCTGCGCCAAACAATAATTGTCCAACGGTTGTATCTTTAAATTTCTTTTTACTCATGATTTTCTATATGCTTCAGCTTCCCAAGGTAAATTTTTAGCACCTTCGTCCATAGTAGCACGCGGATAAACCTTACCTTTCCAGTAAACGTTATCATCGTCATAGTCTAGATCACCTCTTTTAACTTGATCAATATGAACTTCTTCATGATCAATTACTTGTTGTTGTTTTGATGGATCAACTTTATCAGAAATTAAAATAGTACCATTTTTATTTCCTTTACCCATCACACCTTCTTCAAGATCTCTTACATATATAGGTGACTGCTTTGTGTTAAACGGAGGGTTTAATTTAAAAGCCATATTTTTATTTTCCGTCTCCAAATAGATCTTCAAACTCTTGATCTCTTTTTAAATCAAATTGTTTGTGAACATTACCAATAGAATCTCTAGTTTTATAATATTGACCTTCTAAAGATTTAATCTTATCTTGAACTCTACTTCTTTGTGAATCAGACATAGGGCCAAATTGGTTAACTTTACCAATAAACTTGTTTAAAGCTTGACCATGTTTGTTCATTACATCAACCTCACCTTGAGTTCTAGGGTGTACATGTCCATCTTGATCTCCTTCATGACCTTTGTCATACATTGGAGAAGCCATATTTACTGGACTAGTTTTTTTTTTAGTATTATCCATAATTAATCCACTACCGTGTTTTCTAACATGGCGCATAGTCCTTTTAGTATCTCTTTTGTTTCTTCTTTTGTCTCTTTTAGTTTCTTTACCTTCAGCTGTTCTAATTGATCTTCCTAACTGTTCTTTATTCATACCAAGAGGCAATTTCTCTTTTTTAGACATCGGTGAACCAGCTCTATCATCAATAGGATTATACTTCATTAAATCTTTCTTTTCTTGACCTTCTGATTCCATAAAAAATGCTGAACCTTCTTTTCTTCTTTTTCTAGCGGAAGCTAAATGAGACTCTTGAAAACCTCTAGCTCTATCTTGGTTATGCTTAGCTTGTGCCGCAATTCCTCCTCTATCCATTGGCTGTGAACCTCCGCCTTTTGAATATCCTGAACCTGCGTTTAAAACTTTAGAAGCACCAGCCGCCATATAGTTACCTATATTTTTAGCTGTACCTGATAATTTTTCACCAAAAGAATATTGTTTTTTCTTTGCTGATTTAGCGCCTGGTCCTACTTGCATAGGAGATTTCATGTCAGCTGGAGACTTATGTCCCATATCCATAGGTGACTTCATATCCATAGGTGTTTTCATTGACATACCTTTATCGTGTATATCGTTTTCAAGATAATGTAATCTCGCTTTACCGCTTAAGTCTTTATTATAAGCTTCTTTAGCGTCATATCTTTCATCTGCTTTACGAGCAGACATCCTTCCGCTCATATGTTTGTGTATTGGATGCATAATTGTTTTTTTAATTGTTTATATAAATGCTGTTATTTTTTCAGCTGTTGTTAACGTGCTAGGTGCTCCTGACGTTGCAGCTGAACCTACCATTACTCTTTGTACTATTAAATCTAATGTTTCACCTGGAGCAACTCCTTGTACTAAAACATCTTCACCGTCAAGTGTTTTTACAAACACATCACTTTTAGTGTTATTACCTGCTATATTATCACCAACCATAATAATCGCGCCTTTTGGGTTCGCCTTATTAGCATCGTATATTTTATACTGTTGAGTTGTTGATGGTGCTCCTGTTACAGGAAATATATTTGCAGATAATAATAAAGTATTATCATTTTCTATATCTAATATTTCTGCAGCTTCAGGTCCTAACCAAGCCGTAGTATTCATAGCAGCCATATTATATACTATTTGCCCTCTTTGTACGCCTTGATTTGTTACATTACCTTTAGCGTCTATAACTTGTACAAAGCTTGCGTTAGTATCAACTAGTTTGTTATTAGTCAAACTTGTTGTTGTACCTGATGCTCTTACTTTTGGTCCCGGAATATTAATATTGTCATTTAATGCTACCGGGATTGCATTAGTATACGAACTTGTGTTAATTATCATGATTTTTATTTTTTATTATCCATATTTTTTTATAAAGAAATCTTTTGCTTCATCTTTAGTCATATCAGCAAAAGGATCACCTTTCATACCTTTTAAACCTTTGCCATATCTTTTTCTATCTTCATAAGCCGAACTTACAGTATTAAAAAAGTTATCCATATCTTGTCCATACGAACTTTTAGTAGGAACAAAATACTCAGGATTTTCATATGCGTTATTTAACGGACTTTTTTTTTTAGGCTTTTTTAAGCCACCTCCTTTAGGTTGTATTGGTCCAGTTTTTGCACGTTTGTCTCCGCCAATCCCTGCTTTACCTGCTAAATAACCTGCAGCACCAGCAATAGCGCCTTTTATAGCAGCTTCACCACTAAGAGCAGCAAGTTTAGCTTGTCTTGCTATTTGTTGTGGTTTTACTCTTTTAGCTATTTTAGCAACTTTTTCAGCTTTTCCTACTATGCCTTTTAAATTAGCTGGAGATTCCTTAATTTTTTTACCTTTTTTTATATTTCTGCCAGAAACCATACCAGTTTCTTTCATTTCTTTTTTACCTTTTCTAGTTAATTTAGAAAAACGTCTTTCAGTGTCTTTGCCTCCCATTCTTTGACTAATAAATCCTTTACCTTTTTTAGCTTTTCTTTCAGCTCTTTTTGCAGAAATTTTAGCTGGTGAATCATCTTTTTTAGTTTTTGGTGGATTTTTAGCATTTAATAAATCAGCTGTTTTCTTTCTGTCTTTAATTACTTTAGTTGCTTTACCTTCTTCTTTTATAAACTTCTTTTCACCAACGGATTGTTTTTTCTTTCTTTTAGGTGGAAATGATGAAGGAGTTCCTCCAGGTTTTGCTGGATGTTCAACCATTAAGTGATCAATCCTTTGTTTTCTACCCATTTGAGCATGCTCTTTTCCGTTAGCTTTGTTTTTAGCAGGAGAATCTTTAGTTTCTTTAGCTTGTTTAGCATGATCTTCAATTAATTTTTTCTTTTGCTCTTCTAACTGAGATAGTAATTCATAATCAATACCACCTTGACCTTCAGAACCTTCTTTAGATTGTCTTACTCTTTTAATTCTTTTTTCTAAAGCTTTTAACTTTTTATCATGAGCTTTAATTGGCGATTTCATTTTAGCTGGACTTTCTGGTGCAGCTTCAATTTTCGCTTTTAAATGCTCTGGTAAATTATGTTGTTTTCCTACTAATTCTTTATCTAAAGGTGATTCATCTGCCATTTTTGCAGCAGAACCTTTTGCTCTCGCTTTTTGAGCAGCAGTTGGTCCTGAGCCAGCGCCTTTCATTTTTGCATTAGCTACTTTACCAGCAATTTTAGTTGCAGCTTCTTTTGACTTACCCTGATTCATTAGTTTACCTACTAAACTATCGAAGCTATTTAGTGGTGAACTAAAGTTTAGTGGACTTTTACCAAAAGGGTTTTTACTTTGTTTATATGCCATGATTATCCTCTTTTTGCACGTTGTGTTATTGGACCTGCTTCATAAGGCACAGCCCCTAATTTTAATTTCATACCTTTAGCACCTGAGCTACTGCCCATGCCATGTGGTCTTCCTGATTGATCTAGTGGTCCGTCCCATATATGAGTTTCTCCAACTATTCCAACAGAGTTTTTCTTTGATGCATGAGTGTGAGCTTTATCTTCTATCATGCGTAATGGTGAATTATATCTTTTCATATTTTTAGTTTAGTTATATAAGCTATTTATTCCAGTTGAATCAGGGTCAAACGGATTAGGTGGCATCATAGGGTTTAAATTATTTACACCGCCAAATTGTTCTGTTGGACTTATAAATCCTTTTTGAGCATTTGGATTAAATGGTTGTATCATATTCTCTGTACCATCATTAAAATCTGTGTTACCTGTTTCACCTGGTTGTATTTGTCGCTGACTTGTTAGTTGAGGCATTAATGGTTGAGTTACGTTAGAACTTGTTGTAAAAGCCGCGTTGGGATCTTGTCCTGGAGCAACACCTACATTTTGCATGTTTTCAGGTGTTACAGCTTCGTTAAAACTAGGAGTTGAACCACTACCTTTTCTTTTTTTAAGTTCTGCCATTAAAGCAGCGTATCTATCTCTTGATCTTGATAGTTTTCTACCTATTGCTCCTACAACAGATTGACCTGCTAAACCCATTTGTCCCATCATACCAGTTCCGCCAAACAACCTACTTAAAGCATTAGGTCTGTTATCAAAACCAAAACCACCTCTTCTTTTTTTAAGTTTTTTTCTTAATCTGTTAGCTTCAATCATTAATTGAGTAGTATTCATTGAACCAAAATCAGACATACTATCTTTGTTTATCTTTGTTTACATTATACATTGCTTGATACATAACTTTATCTGTATAACTATTACCAGCAACTATTTTATTTCTTCTTTCACTCATTGGTATATCATCTAAACCCAACATTATTCTATATATTCTGCTTATAAGTTGTTTACCTTTAAATGAAATTTGATATATATTATATTTTTGTGTAGTTCTATTTCTATATCTCCACACTTTAACCCAATCATTTTGTATTAATTTATTCCACCTACGATTATTCCAACTATAAGTATAAACACCAGCTTCAAAATCTTTTTTTGTAAATAAATCTATGCAGTCTAAATATATAATTAACTCTAGTTCAGCATCAGTTAAGCCGTTGTTTTTACAAGCCCATTTGCGTATTATACGGTAATGTTTTAACAAGTTTAAATCTTTAAGATCTCTTGCTTCTAGCTTTTTCATAAAACAACGACCACGTTTTCTTGTTTTATTACGTGATAAGGTTCTTTATCTATTTCTATTTTATGCGCAGCTGCTTTGTCAAAATATATTAAATCTTTTTCTTTAACATGTTTAACGTCAAATCCTATTTTAACAACTTCAGCTTTTTGAAACCTAATATCTTCTCTTTGTTTTTCACTAAGTATTAAACCACCTTTTGTAGTTTTATTAGGTTTTTCTATTTTTTTTATTACTAAGTTATTACCTATTGCCCTCATGTAGTCTAATATTATTAATTACACAATCAGTTGACAATATAGTTGTTGCTACAGAAGCCGCGTTTATTAGCGCACTTTTTGTTACTAACAGAGGATCAATAATCCCACTGTCAATCATATTTACCATATTTCCTGTAACCACATCAATACCGTGACCTTCATCAGCTGGTATAGTATATTCTTTATACCCAGCATTGTCTAGTATAGTTTTAAATGGTGACAATATAGCTTTACTTAAAACTTTCTCTCCAGCATTACTCTCTTTTATATTTAAAGCTGCATTTAATAAAGCTATTCCACCACCTGGAACAATACCTTCTTTTATAGCGGCTCTAGTAGCACAGATAGCGTCTTCGACTCTATCACTTTTTTCTTTTAATTCTATTTCTGAATTAGCACCTACTTTGACAACGGCTACCTTAGCAGCTAATAACGCTAGTCTTTTTTCATATGCCATTTTTAATCCTGGAAGTTTTTCTTTTTCTTGTTTTAATTTTAATTCTTTAATTAAATCTTCAACTTCTACAGGTGTTTTATCAACTTGTATTATAGTATTTTCTTTATTGCTAACTATTTTTTTAGCTTGACCTAAATGTTCATGATGTATTAAATCCATATCATCACCTAAGTCTTCATTTATAACTGTAGCACCTGTCATTAACGCAATATCGTTTAGTTTTTCTTTTTTAGTAAAACCGTAGGTTGGTGCATCTACAATACAAACTTTTATATTTCCTTTCATTTTATTCATTGCTAAAGCAGCTAAAACTTGTGGCTCAACATCAGCAATAATAAACAATGACTTATTGTTTTTTATAACATACTCTAATATACTTTGTATTTTACGTATGTTTTCAATTTTTGATTCAACTATGAGAACTAAAGGGTTTTTTAACTCAGCTGTACCCTTCACTTGATCTGTTACAAAGTGTAAACTTTTTAACGGTTGGTCATATTGCATACCATCTA